CACCAGCCTCGCGTTGATTACTTCCGTGTCGCTGCGGTGGGTGGCCTACTTTTCGATATCTGGTGGGCCTTTATGATGGAGCAGACGGTCGTCCAGATCATCGATTGGAATAACACCTTCGAGAACCATCGGTCTCGATCGATAATTAACCCCGCGTTCGTGCTCGTTCCCAACGATCACAATGCGGCGTACTGGAGACACATCCTCCTGTCTGGGCCGGAGCTTGCGCCGCAGAGGATATGCGTCTGGTTTGTGCTCTTGCAGGCGGTGTCTCGACAGCCTTGGCCTCAACGGAAGCATGGTTTCTTAATGCAGGACGGGGTTCTTCCGCACAACTGTAGCAGTATGGCGTTTATGACGCGCCTGCCGGTTGCGATCTTTGAGGATGCTATTCCCGTGCTCGAAGATGTGAAGCTGGTCCGGACACTGCCGATAGAGGAAATGAGGCGGCTCTTGGGGGCGGCGCCAGACGGCGCCGAGGAGATCGATGGAGGAAGCGACGCTCTCCATCACGCGTCGACCGAAGTCGCCGATTCGCGGGACAGGCGGGTGTTCAATGCTGTCGCGGGCATGGTGAAACAGCCATTTGCGTTGATCGCACCAGCTATGCGGACGAAGGTGAGGGAAGCGCTGGACGCAACAAACGAGGAAATCATGTTGTCCGCGATCAAGGAAGTGGCAGCACGCGGCGACGAGGGCAGGAAAAGCATACAGGCTGTCTGCACGAGGGCGAAGCTCATCGCGAGCGGACAGGAGTTTGAGACCGTGAAGCAAGAGAAGCAGGAAAGCGGCGGAACCGATGGGTTGGTGGAGTGGGGGAATACGCTCTGATGGAAACGCAAGACCCTCCGTATGATCTGGATGCAGAGGCCTCCGTGCTGGGTGGGATGATGCTGGACGAGGCGGCAATCGACTTGGTCGAGCCGATCATTCCACGAGGAGAGGCCGGGCGCTTCTACCGCATGGATCACCAGCTCATCTACGCCGCGATGGTGAACATGCGGTTGAATGACGAGCGGATCGACGAGATCACCTTGACCGACTATCTCCGATCGAGGGGTGAGCTGGAGCAGGTCGGCGGCAAGGACTACCTGATCGACCTTTACAGCGCGGTCCCCAGTATCGCGAACGTGGAATACTACGCTCGCATTGTTAGGGACAAGGGGCGCCTGCGCGATCTGATACAGCTCGGCCACCGCGTTTACAATGCCGGATACGTTTATGATGCCGACCCCGGCAAGCTGGCTGGTGACACTGAGGAGGCGCTAATGCGGATTCAAGGCGCCGCCGAGACATCGGCGCCTGTGACCGCACGGAAGGTTGGAGAGGTCGTGGTCAGGAAGATCCTCGCGGGTGAGATGCCGACCGGCCTCAAGACCGGCCTGGATGTTCTCGACAAGCGGATGATAGGCCTGATGGCGGGGGAGGTTATCGTCCTTGCGTCCCGTCCGGGCGTCGGGAAGACGGCACTCGCCGTGCAGACCGCCGAGTATGTTGCGGAGTCGCAGGCGGCGGTGCTGTATTTTTCGATGGAGATGACGAAGGAGGCGCTCGTGCGGCGGATCGCGGCCCAACGGCTGATGATTCCTGGTGGGCCCTTGCGTCAGCCGAAGTACCTGAGCAACTTCGACAAGAGCAAGCTGAAAGAGGCGAGATTCAGTGACCGGCTGTTTTTGTCGGACGCGACAGGCTTGAACACGTCGGACATCAGAGCCAGGGCCCGACGTATGAAGATGAAGCAGCCAGACCTGGGCCTGATCGTGATCGACTACCTGGGGTTGATACACGATGAGGGAGAACAACAGAATCGGAATGTCGCGGTCGCCAACATCACCCGAGCGATCAAAGCGATGGCCTTGGAATTGAGCATCCCCGTCCTGTTGCTTCACAGCTTGAGTCGCAGCAGCCAGCATGAGAACCGGATGCCGGATCTGCACGACCTGAGAGACAGCGGCCAGATCGAGCACGACGCCGATATTGTCTGGTTCCTGCATCCGGCCAAGAAGTATGACGGCAAGAGTGCGATCCCCGAGACGGTCGAGATCTATCTGTTGATCCGCAAGCACCGGGAGGGGTCGGTCGGAAACGTGCGGTTGAAGTTCCGAAGGGCGATGACGAAGTTTATCGATCCCGATCGGCAAGAGCAGCCGACCCTTGAGGGTGTGGCGTAGGTGCATGATGACTGAGGAGCAACGAGGAAACTTTTGGGATATGCGGGAGCGGTGGCTCTCCTGCCCTGGCTACGAGAGTCTGTATCAGGTCTCGAATCACGGTCGCGTGCGCCGACACAAGGAGGCGACCGGGCCCTCTACATACCCAGGCCGGATGAAGAAACTTGGTTCGCGGCCTGCGGACGGGGTTCCGGTTGTTACCCTGCACAACGGGCGAGGGTCCAGCGAGCGATTGCCGGTCGCGCCGTTGATCTGCCGAGCGTTTCACGGCGAGGCGCCGGAAGGCAAGACGCATGTTGTGCATGTGGACGGCAGGAGCAAGAACAACCAACAGGGCAATCTGCGGTGGGGGACGGCCTCTGAGATTGTCGAGGCGACTTGGGCTCGTGGCAAAAAAAAGGCGGTGGCGAGGATCTTAGAGCCGCGTGAGGTCGACGCGATTCGCGAGCAATGGGGCGAGGAGTCGGCCGCGTCACTCGGAGAGCGCTACGGTGTGTCCGCTCAAACGGTGCGTGATATCTGGTCCCGCCGTACCCACGCGGAAGACGATCGGGAGATTGGGTGATGTTGCAATCGACCATGAGACTGGTTAGCGATGAGGAGCAAGAACGCGAGAGCTTGATTCGCTGGTGGTCGGCGGTCGTGAAGACATCACCTGTCCGTGTCAATCATGTGGCGGCGGCGCTGCGAGATGACGAGGCGTTTTGGAAATCGCTTGAGGAGGCCCTTGACGATGAGAGGCCGCAAAAGGCCCTGCTGATGTTGTATCGGAAGCTCGCTCGCCTGGGCCTGCTGGTTGTCCACTTGAATCTTATCGAGATGAACGACAATGACGGGGAGTGATCGATTCAGGGATATCGCTCATCGGTTGATTGCGAGTGGCGTCTTGAGCCGGAGCTTTCAGCACTTCGAGGAGGAGCAGGATCTCGCCGCGTTTCTCATGGCGGAGTTGGGCCATGAGGTTGAGAGTTATGAGAGTTGGTTTCAGTGGAACCGGGATTTGTGCGGGTCGGACGGCCTTCCGTGCAAGCATCCTCGTGGCAACATGGCAAAGAGCAGGACAGGGGCAAGCTACTGCGTGACGTGCGCGTACGAGGCGGAGTTGCGGCGGACGCGGTTGGAACTGGCGCAACAGGCTTCGGATAGCGTAGCGCTGAAAGAGGAGAACGAGGGTCTTCGGTTAGAGCTGGGGATATTGAAGGATTTGGTCGAGAATGAGGTTCCTGCAAGGGATGAGTAAGGTGCGATTGGTTTTGCCGGTCAACCGGATGGAAATCGGTGTCGTGTAACCCACGTTCCCCCTCACCACCGCAGCGGAGGCATAATGCGGGGGTCGCAGGTTCGAGTCCTGCCCGGCACATTGAGTCATACACGGATCGTGTACGACTGACCCGAAAGGAGAATCCATGATCGAATGGCTGAAGCGAATGTTTTGCCGGTTCGGTTGGCATTGCCCGGCCAGGAAACGTGAGTACATCGAGTTCGACGGGGCCTCTGTCCATGCTCGCTGCTCATGGTGTGGGTACGAAGGCATGATAGACAGCCAGGGCAATCTGTTTTGACACCCAACCAGAAAAAACCGAAGACGAGGAAGCTGGCCAATGGTCGGATCGCCGAACAGTATGTCGACGCCGTGGCGAAGATGGCATGTCAATGGTGCGGACGTCGCCGCAGACGAATGGTTATCGGTAATGCAGTTGGCCACTTACCCACCCGCGTGCTCTGCCGTACCTGCCATGGCAAGCTCGGTGAGTTGTTCGAGGAGAACCCATGAGCAAGAAACTGAAGACGAGGAAACCGAAGACGAGGAAGCTGGGTCAAGGCGCGGTTGCCGAGATACAAATGGGCATCCACGAATGCACTGCCTGCGGGAAGGATTACATAATTACAATCCATCTATGGTACGGCTACCACGACCTGTCACTTTGCTTTCCCTGCTGGAAGAAGATAGGCGAGTTGTTCGAGAGTGGCTGACGATGGCAAGTAAACGTGATCGGTTCCACGAGACCGCACCACGACAGAAAGGCTGATGCAAATGAAGTGCTCCCACTGCAACCCCGCAGCCCGCAAGACGACGATCCGGACGGCGAGCCTGTGCCCGGAGTGCATGGAAGTGGAAGTCACCCGCCTCCGCGCTTCCAATGAAGAACACCTCGCGGCTATCGGTCGGGCCTGGATGGCGCTTGGAGTAAAGACACCCAAGGAGGCTGGCTTCATGGAACTCTCCGAGCTTGTCGCTTATCGTTGCTCCGAACTCACCAGGCTCCGTAAGAAGATTGAGGCGCTGCGGGCCGACATCGGTACTTATCTCAACGGCGCGTACATCCAAACAACAGACGCCGAACTCACCAGGCTCCGCAAGATCCAGGCCGCCATACCCTCGGCGTGCAAGATCATTCGGGGCCTGGTGAATGGCATCACGGAACATCGGGTAAGAAAGGCGACGGAGTTCGTGGACTTCCACGATCCGCAGCCGACCCACGAAGAGGGTGGATGCACGAAGCCCTGCTGCGGGGGAACGTGAGAAAGGCGGCGGTGATGACAATCGGCGACAAAATCACATTAGAGGAAGTCCGAAAGCGCGCAGTCGCACATGCCCGTGACACAGACACCCGGCTCCGCGAAGAGCGCGAAGCGGAACTCGCCGAGACCATGTGCTGTGACACCTGCGAAGAACTCCGCGTAGAACTCACCGGGCTCCGGGCTGCAGCACTCGCCTACCAAGACCTGGCGGTATGTTACCGGCTCGGCAAACGGCCAACCGAAAAGCTATTCAAGCGACTCGATAAGGCCAAGGCCGCACTGCGGCAGGAAGGCGGTGGGTGATGCCAAAAAAACGGGATGTGCGATCCGCCATGGGTGAACCAGCACTAAGGATGGCAATGCCTCGCATACGACGCCGAGTTAAGGAGCTAGAGGCCGAACTCGCCATAGCCAACACCGAACTCACCGGGCTCCGGGCCATCGAATCCGCACTGCCGAAGACGCGGGACGGCGTGCCAATCGTGCCGGGGATGTTTGTCTGGCACATTGGGGAGTTCGGGTCTGTTCGTAGAGAAGTCAGTCGAGACCTGCACTGCTGGTACACGACGGAGAACGCATACTACTCAACCGAGGCCGCGGCGCTGGCCAGTCATCGACACAATGCCGACAACTCGGAGGATAAGGCATGACACTCAAATGTAAACCTGTAACGATGGACGAGGCCCTGCATGACTGCAAGGCAAAACCCCGTGGAGCCATTGATTGCATCCCGCACAGAAAGACTGGACGGCTCCCCATTCGTTATGAGGGTGGGCTCCAGTGGTATCGGGGGAAGCACGCGGGGCAGATTGACGCGATCCTCGCGCTGCAGAAGATGGGCCATTCCCGAATTGCTACGAAGCTGCAAAAGCACTTCGGCATGGACGAGAAGGGTAACATCAGATTTTAGACGGACGCTCGGAGGATCAGCCGTGAACCAGGCAATGAAACTTGAGCATGTGCGCAGAATGGGGAAGGTACACGTCTGGGAGGATCGTTGGACGGGGTTCTTGACGCACCCCGATTGCACTTGCATCGGCACTGTGGTCGGCAAAGAGGAGGTTTTCGTCTTCGCGGTGAGCGTGTTGAACGCCCACATGCCGTTGACGGAGGATATTATCAGCAATCGGGTTCCCGCCAGTCAGCGCGGCCACGTTCTCGGCATGATTGACGAGCTGTTATACAGTAAGACGGATGTTTGTCTGCCGTTCGCCAAACTGGTTTCCCTGATGTCTGGCGGTCAGGTGGGCCCGATGCCAGCGAGTATCGCTTGTCCTGTTGTGGAAGCGCCTGAGCCGCCTCCGCTTCGCTATTTCGGGAAGATCCGCAAGCCGTCCTGGTTCCGTCGGATCTGGGGTTTGCGGCTGCCCGTCTCGCGGGCCTGTCGATGGTGTTTGACGGTCGTGTTGTCTCCTGCTCGAAAGGTGGCGTCCGACATTCGTGACGGGAACAAGGAATACGAGAGCGCTGGTTACGACTTCCCAATGGGCGAGGGGTTGTGAGATGCCAAGGGGAAAGGCCGACCTGATCTTCCCAGTGCCGGAGACGCCGAAGATCCGCTTCACGGCGCTCGACCATGATCTCCAGGCGACCCATCCCTACTACTTTGTCATCGGCACCCAGATTAGCTACGCCAAGTCGATGGAGCACGCACAGGGGTTGAGGGACCGCATGATGCTCACCTGTAACCGAGCTTATCGTTGGGTGGATATGGTTCCTGCCGGGGCCCCTCGCGTGTCGCCGACCAAGGTGCGGGCGCTTCGGAACCTCACGGGGGAGCAGCTCGGCCAGATTACAGACATGCTTGAGGCTGGGAACAACGTCGCCTACATCGGCCGGAAGTTCGGTGTGCCGCCGAATATCGTAGCGGCGCTGCGGCATGGGTTGGTTTATGCCCCGCTCGCCGACGATTAGCCCGATCTGCAATGCCGGTCATAGGAAAACCCAGGCCGTGTTTTGAGGATGCGGGAGATGGTGCCGTGGTGCCAGGAGCGTCCACGGCACTTGTGGCCTTCCTTGGTGAGCTTGCGGCCGATCGCCCGGTAGCCGAGGCCCTCGTTCCGCAGGGCAACCATCCGTTCGATGACGGCCTGTTCTTGCTCGTCAGGCTTCATGCCGGTTGGGCGCCCTGAGCCGTTCGGTGGGGTCTCGGGGTCATCCTCGAAGCCGTAGGGGAGGCTGTCGCTCATCCTGCGGCCGTTCGCCTGCATCGAGAGCATCGCGTCTCGCGTCCGTTCTGCGGTCTGCTCTCGCTCCAAGGTGGCGATCGCAGCCATGATCGTGAAGAAGCAGCGGCCGACCGGCGTGGATGTGTCGATGTGGGTGTCGAGCATCGCGAGACTGGCACCGGCCTTTTCGAGCCGTTCGCAGATCTCCAGGGCGTCGGCCGTGTTGCGGGCGAGCCTGGACAGCGAATAGACGACCAGTGTGGCCTTGGAGTGGCAGGCGACCTCCAGGGCCCGGTGCAGGTTTTCACGAAACATCGTGGCGCCGCTGATGCCCTCATCCTGGTAGGTGTTCAGGATCACATAGTCGTGGGCGGAGCAGTAAGAAGCACACCGAAGGATCTGGGTCTCGTTCGACGCGCATTTGGACATCGCGCCCTTCGGTCGAGGGCTGAAACGGGCGTAGATTACGGCTTGTTGTGTGGTCATTCTGCATCTCCGATGATCTCTTTGGCCTAGTCTCTCCGAAAAATAGCGATAGCGCGGGCCAGTCGTTGGCGCCATAGCCTCCGACGTTCGCTTCGCTTTTCTGCCTTGGATATCCTCCTGAACGCCGCCTTGGTTTCAACCGGACATACAATCTGGAACGGCTGTGAGCGACCATCGACAGGCGCGTGGAATATCGTTCTCGTTTGCACCCGCCGCAAGGACTCCTTGATATGGTGCTCGTCCACGGTTTGCTTGTCGGCGTGCCAAACATCGATCACTGTGACGGTCTTCTTCATTTTCGCAGCCTTTCCTGCACGTCCCGCCAGTAGCGGGCGGTTCTTGCGAGCACATGCGGCGGCTTGTCTTCCCAGCCGGGCCCGCCGTTCCAAGATCGGGCCTGCCATTCAGTAGACCGGCCTCGCGTCCAATAATCGAGGTAGGTGTCGAACATTGCGTGGGACCGCTCAGGGCTCCAGCGGTCGGCGAGGGTGAACTTTCCGTCAGGGTCGATCCGATTGCACTCCTCCACCATGATCGGGAGGATCTGGGCGATGCCGATCTCTCCCGCCGGCTCCGGCGGCGGGCATGGGTTTCCCCCGCTCTCCACCGCGCAGACGGCCCACCAGAGCCGTTCCCTGCCGTCTGCGAGCGCCGGCGCCGTGGAGATGGGTATCGGGTCTTCGATTTCGTCTGCGGACGTTTTGATCGCCTTGGTGTAGATCAAGACCAGCATCATCGCCGTTCCGCCAAGCCCGAAAGCGGCCAGATAACGTGGGAAGTTCGGTTTCATGGGCTGGGTGCCTCCGCTTTGGCGATGGCGGCGCGGAGCCTGCTACGGACGTTCATCATCGCCTGATGTCCTTTGACCGGAACAGCGGGCATATTGACGAGGGCGTACTCACACGCCGCGAGCAGGGCCTCGTGGCTGTTGACGGCAAGGATAATGAGGTCCAGGTCGGCGTCAATCTTGTCCCGCCGTGCGTGGCACTTCTGGCAGGCACAGACGGATGCGACTTCTGTGCCGTCCGCTGCCTGGATGATCATCACGTTGGTCTGATTGGCCTTCGGCGCTGCTTCCCACGGCAGCGGACTGTGTTTCTCGCTCATCAGTGTGTCTCCTTTGCTGGCTTCATCACGATGCGGGCCCTTTCCCAGCAGTCGCTACCGTAGATTCTCGATGCCATCTCGACGAGTTGCCGCAGCTCGCGACCTGCCTTGAGTTGTTCCTTGGCGAGCGTTGCCATCGCACTACTGAAAGGAGACCTCTCAAACGCCGTCGTGATTCGCTCCAGGGCGATCGCGAACGCCACCATCTTCCAGTAGGCGATTGCGTGGTGTGCGCAGGCGTAGTCACCGCCCATTGCATCACGGTTTTTAGGAATGTAATGTGTCTCAGGGTCGATCACTTCGGCATACGCCAGCTCCCATGCCCGATCCGTCGAGACGTGCCGCTTGAGCTGCTCACGCCTCGCCACAAAGGCCTCCCAGTATCCCTGTGCGTGAGCCCGCCGCTTCATCGTGGATTTGCTTATCGCCATCAGTTCTCCTCGTGTGGGAGTGTGATGTTCGGGGTCATATTCCTGCCCTCGGCGACGAAGCCGGTGGTTCGTGCCGCTTTCAGGATCTTGAGGCGGGGGATCGGGTGCTCAAACCAGAAGCTCCCGCCGTAGAACATCCGCGAACCGTCGCGAGCGGCCGAGGTCTGCACGTCGGAGACGCCGTCTGTGTCGAGTTGGGCAAGGATCTTCGCCTTGACGTTCAGTGAGACCTCTTTCGGGCCGGCAGCCTCGCCGTATTTCTCGATGTCAGCCTTCGAGAGTTTCAGGATGCCTCGCACGGTGATCGCCATAACGAAGTCCTCAAAGTCTGCAACGGTCAGCCGTTGCGGCATCTTTTCGAGGTCGTAGTTCATAGCGGAGGTTATGATCGTCGTCGCCTTTTCCCGGTTAGCTGTGTCGCAGGTAGGGTCCGTGCAAATGAAACCGGCAGGCCACACTTCATAGCCGCTTTGCAGCGTCCTGTTGCAGAAAGCACATTTCGGGGTGTTCGCCGGGTCGTTCCCCATTTCTTCTTGGTGTGTCATTTGTGGCTCTCACTCTCTTTCGGAACTCCTTAGAAATGCCCAGGGTCGCTGGGCTTCCAGTGCTCCAGCACTTCTATCTCGATCCTTTTGGCGGTGATCGTCTTATAGAACAGCGTGGTTCGTCCGCTCAAGTTCAGAGTGACCCGCTTCGCAAGCTCCATCGCCAGTTTCGGTAGATCCAGCTCCACTTCGACCGTTACAGCAACCGTCTCATATCGCCTCTTGCAGCCATTCCAGTGAGTAAATACTACCTTGTGTGTTGGCTTCACCATTAGGATCTCTTTTCAGAATGACGCGACCACCGCCGATGCGCTCGTGTCCTTGCACTCGCGGATCGGCTTGGGCGTCCAGTGCAGGTCTCGCTCGATCTTGAGCCCGAACGGCCCTTTGATCGATTCCAGCTCGGACAGGGAAAAGTAACCCATCTCGCGCTCGTGTCCACACACGAGGCCGAAAAACCGATCTTCGCCGTCGAACTCGGTCGCGTACCACGTCCAATTCGTCCAGGGAGTGAAGAACTTGACGACGACGACGGCGAGGTCGGCGAGTCCGAGCGCCTCGTTCGCGTAGAGCGGCGGGAGTTTGTTGCGGAGGGCTTTCGTGAGCAGTTTCATGGGAGATCTCCTTTCACGGGTCAGGGGTTAGGGCTGGCGTGATCCGGGTGACGGTGGCGGCGATCCTGCCGCCCAGCTTGGCGACTCGGAAGCCGTCGCGATTCAGAGCGGACAAGAAAAGGTCGTCCAGAAGGCCGTCCTCGTCTATATCCAGATCGACTGTGACCTCGAAGTGCTCTATCTTCCCATCGTTGCACCGGGGTTTCGAGCCGTACAGCCGATAGTATTGAACGGGCTTGACCGCCTTGCCGAGAAGGCGGCTCGGCTCGGTCGTAACCAAAACGACATTGAGCGCTTTGCTCTTAGTGCTCATGGGAGATCTCCTTTCAGGCGTCAACAGCGGATACACTCAGGCCGCGATTCAGAACCTTCTCGCGCCACTTCGGCGAATAGCCAGTGCCCGTCCCTGGTGGCATCAGGATGGGATACTTCTTGAGCCAAGCACGCGGCACGGAGTAGTAGCACGGGCCCACGGTTTCATCGAGGGGCTTGTAGCCCCACGAGCCGTTGCAGCCGTCAGTGCGGAGCAGGTAGCAGCAGATGCGGCGGTAGTCGTGGCCGTCCTTCGCTCCGCATTCAACGGTCCATAAGACGTGCTCGCCGTCCTCGCGTGCCATGTGCGAGGCGAGCAAGTGCGCGCCCTTCTTGAGCGGCTCAAGGATCTCGGCGACCACGTCTTTCTTCGTGGCGCCTTCGGTGAAGTACGTTCCCATCGTGCTATCCTCCTTTCAGGTGATATTGACGGTGACGTTCAGCGTGTCGACCCACTCTCTCAGCTCGTCGGGCGTGAGAATGTCCTTGGGCTTGGGCGTGAGGCTGTTGGTGATCTTCAACACCCGGTACACCAAGTCGTTTGAGTGGGGGTCGTGATACCCATACTCCACGTTCAGTGTGATCTTCTTGGCCAGTGGCATCGGTCAACTCTCCTTTCCAAAGCAGAAACCGGACAAAGTTTCGAACGACGGCGTCTCGCACGGTGAGATCGGCGAGATCGGATCGACGGGGTCGGCTTCCTTCCGGTAGAACCCGCCGCAGCTTGGGCAATGCCAATAGAGAAACCAGGAGTCCTTTCCCGTGTAGTACGCTTTGGAGTTGCCGCAGCGGCAGGTGATCTTGAAGGGAGTACAGTCAGGCTTTGTGGCAGTCATGGGGATCTCCTCTCAGGCGGCAAGCGCCGCGTCGACCGTCTCATCTTTCACAGTTTCGGGGGGCGCTTTCACGACCCGCCAGTCTTCGACGAGCATCCAGCGCCTCATCAGGTCTTCGGCGTAGGTCTCGGCTTCTGCCTCGGTCGCGAAACTCAGGCCGTTGCCGCACCATTTCCCGCTGTCGTCCGCTATCACTTCCACCTTGTACGGCTTGCTTTCGGCCATCGGAGTTCTCCTTTCGTCGTTCACCCCCGCAGGGCGACGACATGCGTGCCCAAGGTCAGAACACCGGGATGCGAGGCACGAATCGAATCCGGCAAGGGAAAGAACGAGCGGCAGAGCCGTGCTGGTAGGTGAGAAGCCCCAGAGAAGGTCAGTCGAGGCCAGAGATAGGTCAGGCAGCGTCATGCTCACCGCTCCACATATTCAATCTACGACATGGATCGGTCGATTGCAAGAGAAATCTTAGCCGACGGCCAAAAAAGGTGTGATCGGACGTGGACGGGTTTGGACGAGTCTTGACCGGATCGTGGACGGGTTTGACCCGATAGTCCAGTTCAGTTCTGTTCTGTTAAGCGGCCATGAGCCGGGCGGGTCATGGCCATGAGAAAGCCATGAGCCGGCGGGGTCATGGCCATGAGAAAGCCATGAGCCGGCGGGGTCATGGCCATGAGAAAGCCAAATCGGTATCATTCCTGATAGTGGCCGCTCCTCTGTGACGATCTCAGGCGTCCTGGTGGCCGATCGGGCTCAGGCCGGCGCTCCTGGGCGATCCTGAGAGGCCTGCGGGCGGAGTCGGTGCTATCGCGCGTGACAGTGGTATGCAGTAGAACGTCAGTAGGCGGATCTGCGGTGTGGCGTGTGGCGCTCACAGGGCTGTTTCGGGCTACTGACCGTGAAGTAGGGCGTCAGTAGGCCCTCGAAGGACGCCAATCGCGAAGACGATCGCGATCAATCGGCGATTGACTGGCCGCACGTTGGTAGTTCTTGACCGTCGAGATAGCCAATTCTGGCTGTCGGTCGGCGTCGAGGGCCTCGCGGGCAGTCCGCGTGCCAGCCGTGGCCGTCTCGATCGCAGTCAGGACCAAGTCAGGACCGATGAATCAGGGTCGGTTGGCGCCGTGGGAGCCCACGAGTCCAGTAAACAGCGTTCTGAGGCTGTGAGTGGGGTCGAAGCGGTGTCGGGCGGGTTGGCGAGGCGATCAGCTTCCGCCGGCCTGGGGTCGAAAATGGATTGAGCGTAGGAGTCCCATTGCCTTTGTCGGAAACTTGACCAAGCCCCCCCCCCCCCGCCGAGGAAAACTTCAAGGGTTAGCAAGTGCCTGGGGGATCAGCACTTATGAATCAGGCGGTCGAGGAGGCGCATATGCGCATATGGGGGCGCATACCAAGCGCATACCGTTGTGGTTCAAGGAGTTACGACGCGCATATTCTGGTCGAGCGAGGATGCCGGCCGTTGCAGGTGAGATGCAGCTCTACCGAATGGGTTTTTGGCGGTTGGATGGATTTGAGAAAAAATCGTGGACAGGGGGGGGTGGGCGACGATAGGGTTCCGGTATGGCGATACCGCAGAGCAAGTCGACGATGAAGCGGAGGGCACACGAGCTGGGGTGCTGGGAGGCCTTTGTGGCGAGGCGTGAGCAGCTCAAGCGGCACGTCTCGACGGATCGGGCATGGGAGTTGGCCGCGACCGATGTGATCGAGCATCACGAGAAACGGCGGATTGCCGAGTCGGGAAATCTGCCGTTTGAGGATCTGAAAACGCCGTCCGATCTACTCGTGCCGAGAGCTGCGTTCAAAGCGACTCGCGGCGAGTCCAGAGAGGTTGTCGAGTGGGTTGCGCAGAACATCGCGGTTGCAGATGCGACTCCGCGAGATTGCCCGTGTCCGGAGGCCTGGGCCCTGCTCCTGTGGGTGAGGGATGCCGACGTGCCGGAGAACCAGCAGCGATTCTGGACGATCATCTTTCCCAAGCTGATGCCAACGAGGTCGGCACTCGGGGATGGAGGGGGGTTCGACGATGACGGGCGGCGCCTTGACAGATTACTCGACGAAGTCGATAAGGTGTGCGAGCAGCTCGAAGAAAGGAAGAAGGCGGAGCAGGCGGAGTTGTCGGCGTGATGTGAATGGAGGCTGTCGCCATGTTCGAGGCTTTCGAGTGCCATAGATGCCTACACTGCGGCAAGGTGTTTGCGCACATGAGGAAGGCTCACCCAAAGCCGATGTACTGTTCGGAGCGATGCGATGTGAAGGGGGAGAGCGTCCTGACTCCCAACACGACTGGCGGTGGCCCAGGCTATCCGAAGGGCACATGCGGAATTGACGGCGACCCTGACGCCTGGGCCAAAGCTGGCCTGCGAATAGAGTGACGCATGAACAGCCTGGCGCTTGATCGATCGCCGTACTACTCGCGGTATTATGCTCGCCTGAAAGATTGGCGGGCGAATCTCAAGTTTCGGCGGAAGCTGAACGCGCTCGGGTACACCGACGAAGACAACGCGGCAGAGCTGCGGATGATGTGCGGCCGTGATCTGTTGTTCTGGCTCAACGCCTTCTCATTCATCTTCGAGCCGCGCAAGAGCACCTATCTGCCGTTCCTGACCTATCCGTTTCAGGACGATGCCTTTACTACGCTCGATCACTCGATTGAGATCGGCATCGATGTCGGGATCGAAAAGAGTCGCGACATGGGCGGCTCGTGGGGTGTGATCGCAGTCTATGTCTGGCGGTGGCTGTTCAAGGCGAATCAGTCGTTTCTACTCGTGTCTCGAAACCAGGATCTTGTCGATAAGGCCGGGAATCCCGACTCGCTGTTCTGGAAGGTCGATAAGCTCCTCCTTGGATTGCCCGCTTGGATGAAGCCGCGTAATCCCGATCGAACGCTGCTGCATCTTGGGAATCCCGAGAACGAGAGCGTGTTGGATGGCACGTCGACCACGGGCGATGTGGGGCGTGGAGGCCGTCGCCTGGGGATTCTCCTCGACGAGTTTGCCGCATTCAAGTTCGAGGATGGCTACGCCGTGTTCAGGGCGACTCAGGCGGCGACCGATTGCCGGTGTTTCTTGTCGACACCGAAGGGTGGGGCGGGGCCCTGCTACGACGTGATGCACCCGGAGTCCGGAACCGAGATCGTCATCATCACGTTGCACTGGAGCAAGCACCCCGAAAAGAATCCCGGCCTGTACCGGGCAACACCGGAGAAGATCGAGTTCCTCGATCCAGGCTATCGATATCCAGACGACTACCAATTCATTCGAGACGATAAACTGCGGTCTCCGTGGTATGACCGCGAGGATCGTCGACCGGGCTCGACCCCGCAGCTCATGGCCCAGGAGCAGGATATCGAGTATCATGGTGCGGCGTTCCCGTTCTTCGACCTGACTCGACTGGATCAAATCATCAAACGCTGTCGCCCGCCGATCGCGATCGGGAGCCTCCACTACGATCGAATCGCTATCGAGCCGATCGAGTTCGAGGAGGAGCCTGGGGGAAAACTCTCGCTATGGGTGAATCTCGGGGCAGATGGGAAGCCGCCCGTGGATCGCCGGTACATCATCGGGGTTGATATCTCCTACGGGACGGGGGCCAGCAACTCGGCGGCGGTTGTGTACGACCGGGCGACGCGGGAAAAGGCGGCTGAGTTCATCACGCCGCACCTGACGCCGGAGAAGTTCGCCGATGGCGTGATCGCCCTTGCCAAGTGGTTTGTGGGGGCCAACGAGCAGGAGGGCGGCGCCAAGATGATCTGGGAGGCGCAAGGGCCGGGCCGGGCGTTCGAGGGCGCTGTGAAGGATGCGGGCTATCGGCACATCTACTACCGGGATGCTGCGGCCAACGAAGCGCGTATGTTTCGGCGCCGCAGTAGGATACCGGGTTTTTGGACCACGGCCGATACGATGAGGATGCTCCTGAGTGCCTACCGCAAGGCGCTGGACGCGGAGACGATCATCAATCTGAGCGAGACGGCGGTGAACGAGTGCAAGGAGTTCGTCCACGACAAAAACGGCCAGATTGCCCATTTCGCGTCATTGAACACGGATGACCCGACGGCGGCTCGGGCGGCTCACGGCGATGTTGTGATCGCCGACGCTTTGGCAAATAAAGTGCTTGCATTATCTCCGATGTTGCCGCAGACTGCCGAGGCGTCAGAGGACCGGGAGCCGCCAGAGGTTCCCGAGTGCTCCTTCGCCGGGCGGCGGAAACGCCGCGAGGACGCGAACTGTGAGCTGATCTGGATTGACTAGGAGGCTCGAATGCCATGTGCGACTAAACGTGTTGGACGCCGCAGAAGTGGCCGACGCCGAAAGCAGAACAAGCGCGGGAGAACCCCGAAACGCAACCGTCGGCCCGGTTAGTCAAGGATGGGTATGATCGCGAGCGCAAGGATGCGCAGCCGGGCTCTCGCGAAAAGACCGAGAAGTGTTAGACGGCAGTATGGTGCCATACCACCGTACTGCCGTCTTTTTTCTTGAGTATGGAAGAACAGAGACAGGAGACAGGAACCATGCAACGCTGGAAATGTCACAAAGAAGTGGGCGGCGAGAAGATTGTGTCGATCAACGTCGACGGCCCCGACGGAAGCGCACTCCTGCACCTCGCCGACGGCACCAAGCAGGATGTCAGCGCCGAGTACATGCGGAAACGCGAGCCGCAAGTGGGCGGGTACTACATCAAATACGAGGACGGCTACAAATCGTTCAGTCCGGCAGAGCCGTTCGAGGGCGGGTACACCAAGATTCCGGCCGGCGGGTCCAGCTTCGGCATCGGTAAGGCCATCCTCGTGCTGCGTGATGGCGGCAAGGTCTCGCGGCACGGTTGGAACGGCCCAGGCCAGTATCTCAAGCTCCAGGTTCCGGACGCACACAGCGCGAACACCCTGCCGTATGTCTATATCATCACCATCCAGGGCCATCGCGTGCCGTGGATGGCAAGCCAGACAGACTTGCTGGCTTGCGATTGGTTCGTTGCAAAGTAGCGCTGGCGTGTGTTGCGCTTGGCGCTGGTGATCCAGGGGGATTGGACGACGGAAGACGGGAGATGCGACCATGAGATCTTTTGCAGTTCTAATGTTGTGCCTGCTCGTCGCAGGCTGCTCGGTGATCGACACGGGGCCGAAGACGGCGCAGATCGCCGTGGAGGGCGCTGCGGCCACTGCCAAGGTGTTGCTAGCACAATACAAGCCGGAGACGATGACGGCGGGTGCGAAGGCGAATATCAACGATCCGCGATACCGCGTCAGGGTGTTTGTCGGCGCTGGAACTCTGTGCGATATGTTCATCAGCCTGGAGGGCGCCGACGCGGGCTTCAACATTCAGGGGGCGGGCGGCGCCAGCGAGATCTCGGCCGAACTCAAGGCCGAACTATCGGACATCATCGGAAACCAAGCCATGAGCACCGAGGAGCGCTGGAACGCCGTTCTTGACGCTCTGACCAAGCACTTCATCGCGTCTCCGCCGGATGCTGGCTCCGGGACTGGAGATTAGTCGTTATGCCAACAGCGCAGGCATCGGTTGCGTTGTTCCTGTCGCGGCGGTTGCGGTCGCGGGCTTCGCTCGTGATCGCGGCCGTCGTCATAGGGTGTGGCGGCGGGTGTGGCGTTGAGGCGAAGGTGGCCGATCGTATCGCCGTCGAAGACGTGAGCCTTGTTGACAAGATCGAGGCGGCGAACACGCGGCTTGCCTTGCGGCTGGAAGACAAGATCGACAGCACGACCGAGCAGGCGATCGACGCGACCAACAAGGTCGGCAGAGATCTTGACCAAGTGATTACAACCTCGTCGAAGACGACTATCGGCCTGACGGGTCCGTGGATCGTCGCTCTGCTCGTGGGGCTGGCCTTGGTCGGCGCTGCGTGCTTTGTGGTTGCCGTGTGGCTGATTGTTCGGTGGTTGCGGTGTCAGTTCCAGAAGCACGGCTACACGCCCGAGAATTGGAAAAAGAAGATCGTCGAGTTTCAGGGCAGCACGGTTTCTCGATCTATGCGAGACTAGCGATGATGGTCAAACGCAGCGATGAAACGATCAATCCGCTCAACGCGGACGACATGACTGATCTGCAAGATGCGGTGAACCGCTCGCGGATAGCCCTGTCGTACGCGCGCACCAATCGCAGGAAGATGATCGAGCAGTATGTCGGCTCGCACTACGGTCGCGAAGGCTCATCCGAAAAAGTCCCGGTGCCGCTGCTCGAACAGATGATTGCGATTTTCATGCGGTCGCTCGTCGCCAACGCACCCAAGGTGTTGATTCACACGCCACACCTGGAACTCAAGCCCACCGCCGAAGTCTTCACCCAAGTATCCAACGCTCTCATTCGTCAAATCGAACTCGGCGAGACATTTCGGCTTTGGGCGCTCGACGCGCTATTCGATTTCGGGATCGTGAAGGTCGGCCGGGCCGTGGGGCCCACGGTCACAACGATGGGGTTCGAGCACAGGATAACGAATCCCTATTGCGATCGGGTGAGCCTCGATGACTGGGTGCATGACACCGGCTCAGCGCGGTGGGAGAAATGTACCTTTATGGGCAACCTCGTGCGGGTGTCGATGGAGGAAATGCGTAACTTTGGCGACCTGTACGACAAGGCGGGGCTCGATCAGCTCCAGGTTGTCGAGGATCGACAGACCGACGAGACAGGCACGCAGCGATCGGAGCAGATCGCCTTGGGCAGCGAGGGATGCGTGGACTGGAAGGATCAAACTCTCGTTTGGGAGCTGTACCTCCCAATGGAAAATCTATTGCTGACCCTGCCCGCCAGCCGGGGCGGTCAGAACTCGCTCGATTGGACAAAGCCGCTTCTTGTGCGCGAGTACGAGGGGCCTGACGAGGGGCCGTTTCACAGGCTGTACTTCGGCGACGTTCCCGACAACATCATGCCGCTGGCGCCGGTTCACACACTGATCGACCTCCACATGCTCGCCAACAATCTATTCCGCAAACTGGACGATCAAGCAAGGCGGCAAAAAGAGTTCGGTGTTGGTCAAAAGGGTGGAGAGACCGACGCTGTGGCCATCATGGATGTCAAAGATGCGGCGGTCATAATGGTTGAAGATCCCGCCGCCTTCACTACGGCGAGGATCGGCGGGCCCGATCAGGTGAATCTCGCGTTCTTCATGGCGGTGACTCAGCTTTTCTCGAAGCACGCCGGGAACCTGGACGCTCTCGGGGGGTTGCAGCCCACGGCCGAGACACTCGGCCAAGAGGAACTCATGGCATCCGGGGCCTCGAAGAAACTCTCCGGGATGCGGGCGAGGATGCTCAGCGCGACCGAGAAGGTTGTGCGGGCGCTGAACTGGTATCTGTGGGACGAGCCCTTCGGCCTGCGGCCCTATGAATTGAAAACTCCCGATAGCGGCATGACGATCAGTGGGCTCTGGAGGCCCTCCGATCGAATGGGCGATTTCATGCAATACAACTTTGACATCGATCAATACTCGATGGTCGATATCACGCCGGCCCAGCGGTTCGCGCAGCTCATGCAGTTTGTCCAGAACGTGCTTATGCCCGCGTTGCCGATGTTGCAGGCAGAGGGCGGGCGCCTGAACTTCAAGGCGCTTCTGAAACTGGCGGAGCGGCAGGGGGGGCTCCACGAGATCAGCGAGCTGGTCGAGTGGGCGGGCGGGCCTCCGATCGACGCGCTCCAGCCGTTGCAGGATATTCAGCAGCCGGCGAAGCCGGCGGTAACGACAAGGCGGTACGAGAGGATCAACAAGCCCGGCGCAAGCCAGCAGGGAAACGAGGCGACAATGATGCGGAGCCTGTTGGGTCAGAATCCGCAGGGGGCCGAGATGGCTGGTCTTGCGAGGAGCTGAAAAATGGTGGAGTCCAGTACGGCTTGCATCGACGCGACTGATTGTCCTCTGCGCGAGGAGACCGTAGCCGTGCTTGCATTGGTGGATGACCACAAGCGGGGTGCGATTCGTTGGACGCGATGGATGATGGTCATTCTCGTTGGTGCGCTGTCCGCGCTGTTTACCGCACAGGTCGAGGTGCGGATCAGGCTGGCGGGCAAGCCAGATGTGTCGCCCCCCGCGTCTTTCGAGAAGAAGGTGGACAAAATTGGTGATGCGGTGGCGGATCTCGTAACAGATGTCGCGGTCTTGACGCGGCTGACGGAGGATCACCTTGATTCGCACGCTACTGCCAGCGGAGGCCGATGATGCTGTATTGCTACACAACAAAGTCAGGCAAGACCGTCGAGAGGTCATTCCCCATCGGCAAGTCGCCCATGTTTGTGGTGTTCGAGGGGAAACGGGCCTACCGCGATTTTGTGGCGGAGCAGCGCCAAGTAAGGGATACGCCCGGTGCGTGGCCGATGTTTTCTGGCGCGGCAGCGGTTCATCCATCGCAGATTCCCCAGGCGATCGAGGCCGCCAAACTGCACGGAGTCAACATCGAGTTCTCCAAGACGGGTGAACCGAAGTTCGAGAGCCCGAACCATCGGAAGCGGTATCTGAGGACACGGAAGATTTTTGACAGGAACGCGGGATACGGAGACCCGGTTCCGGACTGAGGCTCATAAACGACAGGAGTGACAAGAACGATGGTAGATACAGAAACAAAACCTGACGGCGAAGGCGGCGAAGGCGGCGCTGGTGAGTTTGTAGATCCCTATTCGACGGCCTACCGCGAGGGAGACCTTGACATCCACGAGCCCGAGCCAGATGAGCCAACCGGCAGCGGGACAGGCGGAGACGGGGATGGCGAAAAGGAAGGTGCCGGTAGCGGAGGCACCGACGAGATCAGCAGCGGCCTCGTCGAGAGGGCCAAGGCTGCTGGGTTTACCGACGACGATATCGCGTCGTTCAACGACAAAGCATCACTTGAGCGGACGCTCGTGATACATTACCGGCGATTGGCGAATGGACCCGGTGCGCCAAAGGCCGATGATACTGACAAGCCGGGTGACGGTTCCGCCGATGGTTCTGGGAAGCCAGAAGGAACGGCCGACGAGTCCACGTCAGGCACGGCAACGCCATTTGACTTCAAGGCAGAGCTGGGCGATTACGACGAGGAGCTTACCGAAGGCCTGACCAAGTTTGCGAAGCATGTTGAGGAGCGTTACAAGGCCCTCGACGCGAAGGTGGACAAAGTATTGGGCGGTGTGCAGTCTCAACGCAATGCGGAGATCGCTGTTGAGATCGACGGCATTTTTGACGATCTCAACGAGCCGGAGCTTTTCGGCAAAGGGCCGCTTAGTGGTCTGACGACCGATAGCACCGAGGCGGAGAATCGGGCGGGGCTTGTGAACACGGCCGTCGGTATCGGCAAGGGCCTAGCCGAAGTCGGGAAAAGGTTGCCGCTCAAAGACCTGATCGATGCAGCGATGAGTGTCCTGCACCGCGAACGTGTCGAAACTCGGACGCGCGGCAAGATAGCTAAGAAGGCCAACCGCGCTACGCGGTCGGCCACCATTCGGCCGTCAGCGCGCAAGGCTGGCGACAATATGACCAACGAGGAACGTGCAATCGAGGCGATCGGAGAGATCATGCACGGCTCTGGTGGTAACGAATAGCAGTCTGCCGCGCCTAACAAGAGAGGAGTTAGTGCCTTGGCGCTGACCGTTGAACAAATCGCAGATCTGGTTGCGAGTACGCAGAAGAATCTCGGCGAGCTTCAATGGACGGACCTGACGACGGACTTGCAGGAGCATGTCGCCGCCAGCCGTCTCATCAAGAAGGAGCGCGTCTCTTTCGAGAGCGGAACCTCGATCCAGCGGAACATTATGAAGCAGGACTCGGGTGCCGCAAAGCATACCGGCCTGTACGGGACGGATTCGTACAACGTCATCGACGTGATGACCTCGATCGATGTGCCGTGGCGCCATACGACCACATGGTACGCTTTCGAGCGGCGCGAATTCAAAATGAACTCGGGCAAGCGGAAGATCTTTGATCTCATCAAGACTCGCCGCATGGCCTCGATGATCTCGTTGGTGAAGTTGCTGGAGTCAACCTTCTGGTCGAAGCCAGCGGACAGCACCGACACCATCACGCCATACGGGCTGCTCTATTGGGTAGTCAAGAACGCGGCCGAGGGATTCAACGGCGGGAACCCCAGCGGGTTCACGGCCGGTGCCGGTGGCCTGAGCAGCGGCGCTGTGACGCGGTGGAAAAACTACTCCGGCGCGTACACGAACTTCACGAAGGATGATTGCATCCGGAAGCTCAAGACGTGCGCGCGGAAGATCCAGTTCATGCCTCCGATCGAAGGCATCCCCGAGTACAAGCGGGGCGCAACGCGGTACGAGATCTTCACGAACCTGATCGGCATCCAAGAGGTCGAAATCATCGGAGAGCAGCAGAACGACAATCTCGGCCGTGACATCGACAAGATGAACGGCAAGATCCTGCTCAACGGAACTCCGATGACCTGGGTTCCCTTCCTGGACGCCGACTCGACGCACCCCTTCTACTTTGTCGATTGGAGCGTGTTCACGACGTTCTTCCTGACGGGGGAGTACATGCTGGAGAGTTCACCCGAAAAGGTGCCCTTCAAGCACACGACCCTCAAGGTGGACATCGACATGACCTGGAACACGCTCTGCGACAACCGCCGCAAGCTCGGCGTGCTGTATCAGGCGTAGAAGGGGCCGAAGGACTGAAACGAAACGGAGCTGAGAACTGATCGGCTCATAACAAGGAGTGAGACCAGTGGGAAACCAGTATTTCAAGCAGGCGAGGATTTTCCCTCGCATGGTGTGGTTCTCCGGCTCAACGGCGCTGAAAGAGGGGATGGGGTTGTGCTACGACCTCGATTACCTGACGACAGACGCCGGGGAGACGGCGACCGATCCGTTTGAAGCGCGTGGGGCCGTCGTGACGCTTCCTTCGGGCAGTGGCCGCGTGAACGTGGCCTTCGCAGGCGTGGCATCGCGAGACTACGGGGCGGAGACGGGCGGACAGTCGATCGAGATCTACGAGCCGGGAAGCGTCTGCAAGGTCGCAATCGGCATCGACACTGTCGTCAACGAAGGGCTCATCACCTGTAGCGTCGGTGCGGGTGACGTTGGATTGTTCTCCAGAGAGGGCCTACCGGGGCGCGGCTCCGCTGTCCCTCTCCAGACCAATGCGAATGGCACATCGTTTGGCGAACAAGACGGAACCGGCGAAATGGGTGCCGCAGACGGCATTCTCACCGCCACGTTTACTGGCGGTGCGGACAATGCCCTCGTTGGGGACTACTGCTACATTCTTGGCGGGACCGTCAAAGACACTGGCGCTGTCGACGCTACCTTGGTGGCTGGCAAGTTCCTCATCACCGCGTCGTCGGCGACCTGGATCACAATCACGCCAGCGACGACTGCGGCGGGGCACGACAACGCTACGGGCGTGCTCGGGACGTTGGCTTGTTCGTGCAGTTACTACGTCATGTCCGGGCAACAGACCGCCCTGTGCTATCTGCAAGATGGCGAGGAGAGTGGCTGTCAAGAATGGCTCGAAGGCAACGATGCTGCTGATGTCAATTCGATGCCCGGCGGGACGACCTATGTGGGCGCTGCCGAGGGCGCGACGATGGGTGCTGCCACTGACCACACCATAGAAGTGCAGCGTGGAATCCTCCTGAAAAGGTTTGTGGTTCCGAAGGATCACACGCAGTCGTCGAGGATCTTGGAAGGCTCTGGCGTTACAGCCTTCATCATGGCCGGGTCGGCCTTCGCAGCCTTGACGGCAGGAGCGGACGGAAACGTCGCGACCTTGATGTTTGATCCTCTCGGCACAATCTGTCAGGTGATGGCAACAGACATGGTCGAGAGCTAACGGCTCCGTCGGTTTGTGAGTTCTCTTACCTTGGCGCGGGCGCCGTCGTTTTCGGGAGACGCGGCGGCGCCTGGCCTTGGTTTTTTGGCAAGAAAGGAACAACGACATGACAGCGGTAATGGCAGGAACCATGATGATGCAGCTCAACGAAGACGATGAATCGCGGATGCGGCAAATGCTCAAGCTGCGGGACCACGAGCGATTGCCCGCAGTGCTTGTGGAGATGTACCACGAGATCAAGATGCTCTGTGACCGTGTTGAGGGTGGCGCATCCAGTATGCCGGTCTGGGTGCTTGGGGTTATCGCCCACGAATCCGGTGCAGCACACCAGACACGCAGGGATTTAGAACAGCCGGTGCTCGTGGATCGCCTGCCTGTCGATGAGAGCCGCGAGGTCGGGGATCTGTTGATTGACGGGCGCACCGGGTTCTGGGGCAAGATAAGGTCGGGGACGCCCGTGATGTACGAACCCGGCCCTGACGCAAAGACCTTGCGGCACGCCTATTTCCACCATCTCTCGGACCAGACAGGGTTTCTGGCCTTGAGGCTCGCGACCGGCAAGATCCTCAAGGTGGCGATCGAGGCCGTGAGGCTGATCGAGGAATCGCCGGCCGTTCGGCCCGTAGAAGACCCGCCGACGCCGCAGCGGGTCGATACCCCGCCTGAGATGCGAGATCGGGCACCGAAGCCGGTCAAGCTCGAGCGCAAGCTCACGGACCTTGAGAAACCGTGGGTGGTCGTGAAAACCGACACCGTCACTGAGGCGGTCGTGGAAGGCCGGATATGCTGCGTGAGGGTTTGCGGCATCGGCGCGCAAGAGGATACGCTGCTAGTGGAGCGAGCTAGTGGAACTCGCTTCATTATCCCGATTGGCGACGCGGATCTGCCGAGGACGAAGGAGGCGCTGGTGCTGGCCGTTGACACGGAGCCTCCGCAGCCTGGGCTCGGTTCTCCGTCGATTGCAGCGACATATGCCGATGACGGCGTGACGGAGGAGACAAACGTCGACCCGACGTTCAAGGGCCAAGCTGTCCCCCATGAGGAGACGCTCGGTGGGGACGGCGGCGGCAGCTATGATTTCGACGACGGACGCGATGAGGACGATCAGGACGATGCTTCCGTTGGCACGCTTGACTTTGACGGGCACGACACCCCGACCGAAGATGGGGTGAGCGAGGATAAGGCCGACTCAGAGGGTAGACAAGATGGCGGAATCGACGCTATCCGTGACCAAGGCTGATATGGACTCGGCACTAGGCGGGTTTCTCGGCTTTACGGAAGATTCTACAAATTGGTCCTCCGACGAGTCGGGGAGGATCGATAAGTATCGCAAGGCCGGTCAACGACAGGCCTACTACCCGCCGATCGTCCAGGGGATGAAGTTCCCCTACAAGTGGCGCTTCCTGCGGCCGGTCTATACCCTCACGGCGTGGGCCGACGTGGCTGTGGCTGTCGTCGGCACGCCTTCGCACGCGGCAGGGTTCTCGACGATTGACGTTGCCGACGACACCTTCTACGCGACGATGGTTGGCGCGTCGGTCTTGTTCGACACATCGGGCGACAGTTATGTGGTCAGCGAGTATGTTACCGCGCAACAGATCAAGGTGGTTGGGGACGCCTCCGGCGAAACCGCCGCCGACATGATCGTGATGGAATGCGGGAATTACCAGATGCCCGATGACTTCGGCACGATCGACGGGCGACTTACGTTTGCGCCTGCTGTGACGTGTCGAGACCCGCTTCCGGTTGTCGGCGAGGCGCAGATCCGAGAGCTGCGGCAGCGAGATACAAGCTCGGGTGTGCCGGTGTACGCGGCCTTGCGTCCGAAAACGATCGTTGCGACGGCTGGGCAACGGTGGGAAATGCTGTTGCACCCTCGACCCGACACGGGGTATGCGCTGACGTTCCGATATCACGTCCTGCTCAATGATCTCGTCAACTCGACGGACTACCCGCCTGGAGGCATGGTGCATGGCGACATGATTATCGCCTCGTGCCTCGCGGCGGCGGAGCAGGGCGAGGAAGACGCCAAGGGCCCCAAGTGGCAGGACTTTATGACCAAGCTCGTCGCGTCGATCGCGGTCGATCTGCGGGGCGGGCCTGAGTTCCTGGGGAGGATGACAGACGGAAGTGATGAGTCGGGCGCTCGCGGCGTACAGCACGCGGGCCTCCCGATCGTGAGCTACAATGGCGTCGTGCAGTAAGGAATGCGCGTGTGACCACCCTGCAACAAAGGTACGGCCTTGGTGCGACGACACGAGCGGGGACGCCAGAAGGAGCCGCGTCGATCGCGGATGGGACCGACGAGGTTTTTTTGTGGGAGCGATCGCAGCGCGTTGTGTCGATCTACAACCACCGAGACAGCGGTGTTGATATCTATGTCGTGTGGAATGGCGAGACGGCGGCGCTGGACGACTATGACGTGATGGTTGAGCCTGGGCAGTTGACGGTGAACCCAGGCGGGATTTCTGTGCAGAGAGTGGCGATCTGGGCCGACGGCGGCTTTATCACGCTGGGGGGCAGTCTGGCGGTTAGGGGATATGGATCGTGAGCCTGGGTGCGTATGAGCCATTGATTACGGCGAGGGTGCCGCGAGAAACGCTCGCGCTGGCGGATTTGTCGGATGTCACCGGCAACACTGGCAATGGCACCACCGTCGTCATGGATGACGCCCCCATCATTGGCCCCAACGGCATGGTGGTCAACGGCACCATCTCCGGCATCGGCCTGATGGTCCGTACTGGCAACATGACAATCGCGGGGACCATTGCAGCCTCCGCCTTTTCCAGCGTTAGCTTCAAGATGGACGTTGGCAGTCCGGTGGCAGGGCAGTACATCCGAAGCGCCGACGGCGACGGCAACTTCGATTGGCAATGGCCCGACAAGATTGCCGTCGCCGATATCCACAGCAGCGCAACAAGCGGGTCTGGCAGCGTGCTGGCCCTGGTCGGTGGCCCCACCTTCACCGGCACTGTACTAGGCGATGCGTTGAACTTCACCGGGGATGTGGCTGGCGGTAGCCTAAGCACGGCTGGCAATGTCACGGTCGGGGGCACCGTTGACGGCGTGGATGTTGCGGCCAGGAATGTCACAGCACACACCCGCAGTGTTGGCCTGGAGATTCCGTTCCCCGCCGACGACGACGCAATCGGGTTCAAGCACGTTCGACAGGCAATCACGATCAGCAAAATCGTCGGCAAAACAGACACGGGCGTCGTCCAGTTCTGGATCAGGTGGCGTGATGAACTCGCGGCCAAGGGCACGGGCACCTTCGTTCACCCGGACCCGCTCGAAGCAGACGATGACGGTGAGTTCTACGACAGCGGCTTCGATGACGCGACGATCCCAGCGGGTTCGGTTCTCGAATACGTTGCATTTGGCCTCACTGGCTCGCCGATGTGGCTGCAACTCTGGGTCGAGTACACGATAGACTAGGGAGATGTCATGGCAGAGATCACGAACCCGGAAGCGATTAGGTTTGTGAATGAGCAAATCCGCCCAATGGCGGAGACGCTCCGCGACCTGAATACGTTATTGGATAATCTTTACGATCAGTGGGTGAATGCGCAGAATCCACTCGGTGAGCACTTTTCCAGCCCGGCCGACACTGTTGAAGAC